GCGCCTGTGTTTACAGTGGTATTGAATACGTTGTACAGGTTGTTATTCAGGTTTGCAGATACGCGAGGAGGTACGCCCGCATAGCGTTTGCCGTCTTCTGGTATACCTAGCTGAGTCATTAAAGCATCAGCAGTTAGCACGGTATTGAAGTCAACGGGCACGCCTGGAGTACCTACTGAGTTATAAACTTGTAGCTGGAAGGTATCCGCAATAAAGTTTTCAACTAAGTTGGCAAGACGTTTGGCACGTGGAGCGTTTGCCATTTCTAAATAAGGCTCATCTCGCGCACGATCGAATGTCAGGTTAAAACCTGTGTATTCAATCATGGTGCGGAATTGCTTAGAAATGGTTAGAGGGCGAATGACCTGAACACGCGCTTCGGCTGTGGCTGTAGCACCTTCACCGGCTAGATATCTTTCTTCCAAGCGGTAGTCGATGGTTTGACCAGTTGCAAAGCGTAAGTTCTTAAAATCGCCTTCGAGGTTTCTGTTGGCTGTACGTGCAAAGGCTAAAGAGTTCCAGAATCGGATAAAAACGTCATCCAGAACGTACTGGGTTTCCTGAAAAATATTTGGCATGTTCTATCTCCCTGACCGAACAAATGCTTATTAATTACCCAATCATCCTGATTGAGTGCCTAACTACCATTTGTCCGGCGGGAGACGAAATACACGCCACTACTTTTTATAACTTTGGCTGACGGATGGCCGATACACGTCTTACTACGATTAAAAACATCTTAGAGCTTGATTAAGATTCTGTCAAATTCCACGATAATGGGATTTTTCATCCTCTATAACTATTGCTTTAGTGCACCACATGATTGCCTGTTCCAAATTAATCAATGCAAAAGTCATTTCTCGACTAGGGTATTTATCGAACAAAGCCTCCAATTCTTCTGCCTTTTCTTTGCATAACACAATAAAATCCGTGCTATCAACACTAAGCCTATGGAATTTTTTTTTAAATGTGTCATTAATCATTATTTAATTCTCCTTTGATTTAAGATTGCCCGTTTTTTAGCTTCTGATTTGGCAATCAACTCCTCAATCGTAGGCTCTTTTTTCTTTTGCGTAGTGGGCATCGCAGCATCATCTCGACTCCTGCTTACGGGCTTCGGTGCTTTTGTACCTGGAGCTGTTTTTCTCATACGTTCCTCTAATCTTCCCATTTCCATTATTTGCGCTGCGGGGTCTGCGATTTGCGCAATACGTGACAATTCCTGCGGGTGACGCTTAGACGCTGCATAAATAAAGGCTGCGGGGTCTGCTAATCCGCGAAGGGCGTAGGTCATTGGGTCTGTGACAGGTTGTGCGCCTACTACTTCCCTAAAGTCACTAAAACGGCTCATGCCACGGGTAAATTTATCCTCAAATTCAGCCTGTACTTGTTCGTCTCGCGCCCTTTGCTGTTCTTGGGCTTGCTTTTGCCCAATCTTTGATACTGTTTTTTCCACAAACTGTTCTAGTTGGGTTTCCCAGGAGTCATTGGATTCGGGATCGTAATCAAAACTTTTAGTTTGTTGTTCAATTTGTTGATTTGTTGGCTGTTGATTCTGAGCGTTACCCCGAGCAAGCCTTTCACGAACCGCTTTATTAATTCGCTCGTTGACTTCTTCTTCTGTGTACGTTTTCGAAGGCGTTTTAGCATTTCCGTAATCGTCATAATCAGGCTCCTTTTTTTCGGGTTTTTCATCTTCTGGTTCGTCCGGCTCCTCTTGGGGTGCCTCTAAGTCTCTAGCGTCTTGCTCGGGTGACTCAATATCGCCATAATCGTTTTCTTGCACCTCTTTGGGTTCATCGTAGGCACTTTCTGGTGTTGGCGGTGTGGATGGTGTAGCACCAGTGACCAATAAATCATCTATATTGCTTGTTTCTGTAGCCATAACATCTCCCTGTTTTCAGCTATTTATTGAATTTTGTGCGTCAAAATCTTGACTAAGTTCTCCGCATGAGCGATTGCTTCATCGCTTTGTGTCCTTTGTGTCTCTGCGAGGTATCGCAACTCCTGTTCTTGAATCCCCCCAGCTACTTCTATTTTTTCTGTCTCAAGTTTTTGCAAAGCCACTTGAGCATCCATAATGATTTTTTGTTGTTTGAGTTTTATTTCCTCCTCTTTGAGTTGTATTTCTTTCTCAGCAAGCATCATTTGTTGCTGTTGCATTTGTTGCTGTAGCATCATCATTTGCTGTTCTGGCGTAGGCTGTCCGTTTTCCTGTGGCATCTTGCCAGTTTTGCCCGCTTCAATTATTTCAGGCGGAACAATCGTTTTAAGCCTGTTTTTAATCTCCAGGTTATTGGCAAGCGGGAGGTTGTCAGCGTATAAATCAGCAATGAGTTTGAAAGTTTCTGGGTCTGCTTGTAATACTTCGCGTAAAGACTGTAGTGCCTGTTCTTTTTGGCCTTCAAAACTAGGGCCAGCTTTAAGGCGCACCTCATAAGTTCCTTTTCGAATATCATTTTCGATTAACTCCCCGTACTCATCCATTTGTTTGTTAACGGTTATGTTTTTCATTCCCTCATCGGGCATCATGAGCGTAATAACGCGCTCAGAGTCATAAACTCGAGGAATCATTTCGTTGACTATTGAACCGCCTGTGGTGATGGCGCGGTTTATGGAATTGAAAAAGCAATAGGTTGAATAGGAACCTTGGCGCGTGCGTGCATCGATTGCACTTCCTGAAATCTCATTTCCTTGTTGGCCCAATTGAGTAGGATATAGGCCAGTAGCTAGGTATAAATCCTGTATTGCAATCTCATATTGTTGCAGCAAAGAGGCTGATAGCTCAGGCGGTTTTAATTGCTCAGGTTTTGCGCCACTTGGTGATTCATCATAAGCCAATAAACCTTGTACCGAATTAGGATCGCGCCAATTTCTTTGAGTATCTAAGCCTTGAACATTCTTTTTAGAGCCCATGAACTGGTCATAACGTGATACTTTGAGGATAAAGGCGGATTGAGTGCGAATGTAGTTAATATAACGCTGGGTATCTCGGCAATCTCCAAAGAATGACCTACAAACCTGTTTTCCTGTTTTGTCATAAAATGAGTTTTGGTCTACAAACACCACGGGCAATTGGTCTGCGGGAAATTCCCCTTCTTCAAGGATATAATCTCCAGCGATTTTATAGTGCCATATTTTGTATGACTTGAAAGGCCGTTTGTCTTCAATGCGCACGGGCTGCCCATCATCCCATAGGGTCATGGTTTCGGTGTCGAATTCTTCGGTTTGAAATTCTTCTTGGCCTTCCTCTGGGGCATTGTCTCCCATGGTTGGCACGCCTTGAGCTTCGTTTGTTTCTGTAGACATCATGTCAGGGTTGGTTTCTTGAGACATCATGTCGGGTTGCTCCATGCTTGCGCCATAAGGCGAACCCATGAGTTCTATTTGCTGTCTTGCATTAATCTCTCGCGATTTTTCTATAATCTCGTCTAGTTCTTCCTGGTTGTATGATTTGCCGTTAGAAAGCTTATAAAGCATATCCTTCTCGTACTTACGCACGAAATGGTCAAGGATGGTTATTCCCTCATTGTCTGCCCAGGTAAACGGGTCTTCGCTTTGGTCGGGCTGGACGGCTAGGGCTATGTCTTCTGCACTCTGGGTCACGCTAAAGACTTTTTGTATTTTTTCCTCAAGGTCTTTGCCGTATATCTCACGGAATTTTGGGCGCATCATGCGGGTAATGTAACCGCAGTGCATGCCATCTGTTTTATTTTGAGTGTCGGAACCTAGGTCAAAGTAGGCGCGTGTTGCGTCTTTGAAGAATCCGTAGCAGATATCTAAGTCAAATGAGCGTTGATGGGTGTAATCTGTGCCGATATAAAAAGCACTATATCCACCGATTGCAGCTTGTCCGGCTGCCACTTGATAGGCGATTGTCGCATCGGTTGAGAACATAATGTCTTTGACAATCAGTTCTCGAAGATGGGCTGTGCGCTCGTCACAGTTGGTCATGGGAACGACTTGTAACTGTGGTGTATTTTGTTGTTGTTCGCCCAGCAATGAGTTGGCCATAGCTCCCAATTTATTGGCAACCATCGGCACTTTGCGGAACGTCTTTATCATGTCGTCCTCTTCCTCATCCGTCCATTGCTGGCCTAAGACAAAGGTGTGCATTTCATGATATTGATCGATGTTCCACTTGAAGCCTTCGCGAAACTTTTCACAAGCCAAACGCGCTTCATGCGCTATTTTTTCCGCTTTCTTAGCCATGATTAAATCCTTTTAATCAGTTGTTAAAAGCTGTTTTTAGTGGAAACTGTGGGGAATCGAACCCCAATTCATACGCTTTTTACACGTGACGGACATACCAATGAGCCGTTCTCAGTTCCCGTATTTAAATTAATCTTCCCGCTGTTGTCTCCGGTATATAATTAGGTTGGTATGTACTCGTTCCCGCGTGCTGACCATATGCAAAGGTAATCATTAATGCATCGGCTTTATCAGGGCTGTTCATTCCTCTTTTTCTGGCATCTTTTTTGCTTTCGATAACTAAACGCCCCGAGCTGTTATAGTCATATCCTAACCCACAAAGCTCTTTTTGTAACTCGGGATCGTCTGGAATCTCCACGGGCATGTCTTGATTAAACCATTCGCGCATTTCGTACCAAAGCTCTGCGCGTAGGTTTAGAAATTGGTCGGGGTTGTTTGCAGCGCGAGCCACGTTTACGCCTACTACACATTCATAACCCATTTCGTGCAATCTATCAACAACGCCCGCGCCTATGCCAATACAATCTATAAATACTTTGTGTGGATGTTCGGTGTCAATAATGTGCTTTATTTTACCTACAAGTTGCATAGTGTCCAATCCTTTGAAGGTTTCGCACTTGTAAGCCCTCCTCCCGCGCCTTCGAATGATTGCGCTTTTATCGTTACCGCCTCGGGCTGGGTCAACGCCTAAGATTAAAGCACTGGATGAATCTATGTTTTGTTTCCTGGCACGCTGCACAGGCTCAACCGTGATAAAAGTATCAGTGATTGAGTTAAGGAATGCTTCCTCATCGGTAAACGGGTACTCTTGAGAAAATCCTTTGCACTTTTGTGAATAATCACCGTCAAAGTCGGATAGTTTGTTACGTCTCCAGGCAAGATGTCTTGCCGTAAGCCCATCCTGGCCGTAAAGCATCATCCAGTCTTTTTCTTCATCCGTTAAATGCATTCCGATAGCATCGCGGGTATATTCATCTTGCCAATACCACGGTATAAAAATATTGATGTAATCGGATTTTCCCTCTTTGGCATCTTGCCAATCCAGGTAAAAGGCATTAGCAATGCCGTTTGCGGTAGATTCCTTAATCTTTTCCGTTCCTGGAATATCGGCCACTGTTTGCTCAATTCCGCGCTTAATCTCGATATGGTTATCGTAGAATGCATACTCTGATAAATGCATCAATTGGTTGGTCATGGAACGGCCAATTTCCTTGCTGCCAGCAGTTCCCACGCGATAACCGGAATTAAGCTTGTTAAATAGCAATTGGTTTTCGTTGTCCTTATCAGGCTTTGGGGCAAGTCCTGGCGGTAGGTTATTATTATATCGCTTGGTCATTGCAAAAAGGCTTCGGGTTGCGTCTCCCATATGCGTAAGTATAAAAGCCTGGGTTCCAGGCAATATTAAGGCTCTGTGAAAGAATCGGCCTGAAATGTAAGTGCTTAATCCTTGCTGTCTTCCTTTGAGAATGTTAGCCCGAACGTAACCTAAAAGCTTGAATTGGGCCTCAAGTTTCGCGTGTACATGCTTTTGAGCGCGATTGAATTTGAAAGGTACCAAATTCCCCGATTTATCGGATATCTTAAAAAACTCTAACGCAAATTGCTCTAGGTTATAAATATCAATCATGTTTAATCTTTAGTTCACCCGTGATTATCTTTTCCAAGACAGACTGTGAGTCGTCTTTCTTTTCTTCCTTTTCTTCCTTGTAGTCTTCACGGAAGCGGTTTTTCATTGTGAAAATCCAGGGCGCAGCTCCAAATTTCTCATAGTTGCCTTTGATGCCGTTTTCTCCCATTTCTTCCCAAACCGCCTGAGCTTTTAGCAAGCCTTTTTTAATTGCTTCATTGAATTCTGGGTGCGATTCTTTCCAGGCATAAAGTGTTTCCCTGGATATATCCAATTGAGCACAAACCGCAGCGAGACTCTT